GGTCGGCATTGCGGAAGTAGATTTAGGTAATGGAACAAATTATAATCCACAAGAGGCATTAAATATGTACTTCCAAACCGGTAGCGTTATTGGTAGATCAATGACACAAGATGGTGATTTTAATAATTCTAAAGTACCTATACAGGAATTAAGAGCAGGTAGTGGAAGCGGTAAGTTATCAAGCTTAATACAGTCTTATAATTATTATTTACAAATGATGAGAGATGTTACTGGGCTTAACGAAGCAAGAGATGGTAGCATGCCAGATGGCCAAGCATTAGTTGGTTTACAAAAATTAGCAGCAGCTAATAGTAATACAGCTACAAGACATATATTGCAAGCTGGTTTATATTTAACTTTAAAAACAGCAGAATGTATATCATTAAGAATATCAGATGTTTTAGAATATTCTAATACATCTAATGCTTTATTTGAAACATTAGGTAAATTTAATGTAGGTACATTAAAAGAATTACATTCTTTACATTTACATGATTTTGGTATATTTTTAGAATTAGCACCAGATGATGCAGAAAAACAACTTCTTGAAAATAATATTCAAATGGCAATACAATCAAAACAAATTGAACTTGAAGATGCTATTGATGTTAGAGAGATTAAAAATTTAAAAGTTGCTAATCAGCTATTAAAATTAAGAAGAAAACAAAAGTTTGAAAGAGATAGACAAGCTCAATTGCAAAACATACAGGCAAATGCTCAATCTAACGCACAAGCATCGCAAGCTGCTGCACAAGCAGAATTACAGAAACAACAAGGATTAGCGCAAAGTAAAGTTGCTATTGCCCAAGCTCAAAATAAATTTGATATAGAAAAATTAGAAAGAGAAGCTGCAATTAAAAAAGAATTAATGGAACATGAGTTTATGTTAAATATGCGACTTAAAGAAGTTGAATCAAATGTAATTAATAATAAAGAAAAGTATAAAGAAGATCGTAAAGATAAAAGAACAAAAATACAAGCTACTCAACAAAGTGAGTTGATTGATCAGAGAAGATCTGGTAAACCACCAAAAAACTTTGAATCCGCAGGATTTGATAACTTAGGTGGATTTGGTTTAGAACAATTTGAACCAAGATAACATTTTTTAACAATTATATAATATTATATTATGGCAGAAGAATTAAAAGCACAAGCTGTAGAAGCGGAAGAACCAAAATCTATGGCTGAGCAAGAAAAAGAGGTATTACAAAACGCCGGTGTAACCGTTGAAGAAGACGGTATGTACAAAGTAAATGTAGACGAAGTTAACAAATCAAAACAAGAACAAGATGCCGTTCAAGAACAAGAAACAAAGGATGGCGTGCTACGCGGAAGCAGCGAGAATGAAGAAACTGGGGAAGAAGCCAAAGTGGAACTGCAAGGAGTACGCGAAGAAGAAAAAATAGAAGAATTACCGATAATAGAAGAAATAACCGATGAAACCAATGAAACAAATAATACTGACGAGGCAGGAGTGGATGGAAGCCCTGAAGCTACCGACGCCGCATCGGAACAAGAAGAAGTATTATCGGAAGAAGAAACACAAGAATCTAAATTAGATTTACCAGAAAACGTAGAAGATCTGGTAAAATTTATGAATGAAACTGGTGGAACATTAGAAGATTATGTAAGATTAAATGCAGATTATTCTAATGTTGATGATAATACATTACTTATAGAGTATTATAAACAAACAAAACCTCATCTATCTTATGATGAAATACAATTTTTATTAGAAGATAAATTTTCAATTGATGAAGATTTAGATGATGAGAGAACACAAAAAAGAAAAAATTTAGCTCTGAAAGAAGAGGTTGCAGGTGCAAAAAGCTTTTTGGAAAACCTGAAGAAGGATTATTATAAAGAAGTCAAGTTGGGTTCTAATTTACTTCCTGAACAGCAAAAAGCAATTGAATTTTTCAACCGCTACAATGATGAGCAAAAATCGGCAGAACAATTACTGGCTAAGCAAACATCACATTTTACTAAAGAAACAAATAACGTTTTTAACAAAGATTTTAAAGGTTTTAATTTCAATGTTGACGATAAAAAATATCGTTTCAATATAAAAGATGTAAATAAAGAAAAAGAATCACAGACTTTATCAAATGTTTTCGATAAATACGTTGATGAGAATAATCTTCTTAAAAACTCAAGTGATTTTCATAAAGCTTTATTTGCGGCTAAAAATCCTGACGCAATAGCTAACCACTTTTACCAACAAGGTAAATCTGACGCAATCAAACAATTATCTAAAGACGCTAAGAACATTAATATGGATCCTAGAAAAACTGCAGATGGTTATGTTGAAAGCGGTGGTTTAAAAGTTAGAGCAATAACAGGAGATAGTAATTCTAAGCTAAAACTTAAACTTAAAAATTACTAAACTTTAAAATTTAAAAATTATGGCAAACGCAACTTTTAGTTCGTTACCTACTGACATTACTCCTAACGCGAGTAAAGCAGTATTATCGGACAATTATTTGAACTTCCATGGTTCAGGTGGTGCAAACTGGTCACAGCAGTATTTACCTGAATTATATGCTCAAGAAGTTGAAAGATACGGAAACCGTTCAGTTTCTTCTTTCTTGAGAATGGTAGGTGCAGAAATGCCTATGGCTTCTGAGCAAGCTATTTGGTCTGAGCAAGGTAGATTGCATTTAGCATATGAAAACGCAACTGTAAATAACGATGGACTTATTACAATAGCAGGTGGTGGAACTCACGCTGTAAGAGTAGGACAAACAATTGTACTATCTGACTTACAAACTTCACCAACTATTATTAAGTGTTACGTTAATACAGTTAGCGACGACGGAACAACATTAACTGTACTACCTTATGTAGGTGGAGCAAAAGTTGGTGATGTATCTGGATTTGATACAGTAACTGATAATGGAGCAAACAAATGTTCATTCTTTGTTTATGGTTCTGAATTTATTAAAGGTTCTGGCCCTATGGCAGGATCAGTTACTCCAAACTTTTCAGTATTATCTAACAAACCAATTATCTTAAAAGACAGATTTGAAATTTCTGGTTCTGACACAGCTCAGATCGGATGGGTTGAAGTATCTGGCGAATCAGGTGTTGGTGGTTACTTATGGTACTTAAAAGCTGAAGGTGATACAAGAATGAGATTTGAAGATTATTTAGAAATGGCAATGATTGAAGCAGTTAAAGGAGACTCTAACAACGCTATTGATGTTGACGCAGCTTATGCTAGCGTAGCAGGTCATGGTATTTCAAATGGCGACGCTATTGGATCTGAAGGTCTTTTCTCAGCTATTGAATCAAGAGGTATCGTAGCAGCTGACGCATTTGANGCAGCAGGCGACGTTATTTCTGACTTTGACTTAATTCTAAAACAATTAGACAAGCAAGGNGCTATTGAAGAAAATATGTTATTCTTAAATAGAGANNCTAANCTAATTTTAGATGATGGTCTTGCAAATGTATCTGCTGGTTCAGCTGGTGGTACTGCATTTGGAGTATTTGAAAATTCTGAAGACATGGCGTTAAACCTTGGATTTAGAGGATTCAGAAGAGGATCTTATGATTTCTATAAGACTGACTGGAAATATATGAACAACCCATCAGCTAGAGGATTATTCAGTGATATTAAAGGGGTATTAGTACCTGCTGGAACATCATCTGTATATGATCAGCAANTNGGNCAAAACATTAGAAGACCTTTCTTACANGTAAGATATAGAGCTTCTCAGGCAGACGATAGAANAATGAAATCTTGGATTACTGGCTCAGTCGGTGGAGCAACAGCATCNGGAGATGACGTAATGCAAATTAATTACTTATCAGAAAGATGTTTAGTTGTACAAGCGGCTAACAACTTTGTATTATTTAAATAATAGTACATAATATTATAAGGTAACGGGTGCTTCGGCACCCAGACCCTTATATTAGTTTAAAATTTTTATTATATTATATCATGGAAAAAACAAAAAAAGAAAAACCTNTTGTGGCTAAAAAGCCAAAATGGGAATATAAAGATAGACAATATTTTTTAAANGGCGATAAAGAGCCTGTTGTATATATACTTAAATCAAAAAACATTATGTGGTTTGATGAAGANNTNGGTTATGAAAGAGCTATAACATATACAACAAATCAAAAAACACCTTTTGTAGATGAATTCAAAGGTGAAGCAAGATTAGAACACATTATATTTTATGATGGTGTTTTAAATGTACCTAAGGAAAAACCTGTATTACAGCAAATATTATCATTATATCATAAAGATAAAGACAATGTATACGAAGAATTTAACCCTGAGGCAATTGCTAAAGATGAATTAGAACAAATAAATGTAGAGTTTGAAGCTATGCAAGCTGCTATGTCAATGGATATAGATCAANTTGAAGCTATAGTTAGAACAGAAAGAGGTTCTAAGGTATCTAAGATGAGCACTAAGGAGTTAAAAAGAGATTTATTCTTAATGGCTAAAGAACAACCTGAATTGTTCTTAGAATTAGCGAATGATGATAGTATTAATATAAGAAATTTAGGTATAAAAGCTGTAGAAATGGGTGTATTAGGATTATCTCCTGATCAAAGAACATTTACTGCAGGTAAAAACAAAAGAAAACTATTTACTGTACCGTTTGATGAAAATCCATATTCTGCTTTAGTAGCATGGTTTAAAACAGACGAAGGTATCGAAGTTTATAAAACAATAGAGAAAAAACTTAAATAGTTTGTTTATAGTGGTTAGGCCGCTATAAGCGGCTTAATCATTATATAAATAAATATTATGGCAATATCAGTTGATAAAGTATATAAAACAGTATTATCAATACTAAATAAAGAATCAAGAGGATTCTTAACGCCTGACGAATTTGAAAAAATTGGTANTCAGGTTCAACTTGATATACTAGAAAAAAACTTTCACGATTATAACCGTGCTGTTGTAAAACACTATAGAGGTGCAGGCGTGAATGATTATGGTAATATACCAGAAAAAATTGAACAAAAAATAGATCCGTTTTTTAAACAAGCAGATATTACATTAACAAATGGTNTTGGAACATTACCAACAGATTTATTTAAAACAATAAATATTAGTATAACTAATAGAACTATTCAGCTAGAAAAAGTTGAAAAAAGTAAATTATCGTATTTACTATCTTCCCCTTTAACTAAACCAACAAAATCTTTTCCTGTATATTATCAGAGAGCAACAGATATTATTGTTGAACCAGCATTATCAGACGGTAGTTGGACATTAGGTAATTTACTTATTGAATATATAAAAATACCTGATGAAATAAATTGGAATCANACTGTAAATCCTACAACAGGTGCATTAACAGCTAATGACCCTATGACAGATTTTACATTACATGAATCAGATAGAGTTGATTTAGTATTAGGTATATTAAAATATGCAGGAGTAATAATAGCTGATCCAACTGTAGTACAGGCAGCTAGTGCAGAAGAAGGAAAACAAATACAATTAGAAAATTAATATAAATGGGACTTATAACACAAACACATTTTCAGTACTATAATAATAGTCAACAGTTTATAGCTACATCAAATCAAACAGCTTTTACTGTAAATTTTGATCCTCTGCCTACGGCAGAATCTGAGTTTATTGTGTTAGTTAATGGACAAGAAGTTGATGATAACCTATATACATATAGTAGTCCAACTGTAACATTTAGTAGCGGAAGAACAGCAGGTGATGTTGTTTTAATAACTCTTAAAAACAGAAAACACGGTAATTATAGATATATATCTTTAATTGATATAATTAATAACTATATGATGATATATGTTGGAGATGGGAAGTTAATACCAACATGTAAAAGAACAGAAGTATTATTTCATGCTAAAAGAGGAATACAAGAATTTAGCTACGATATTTCTAGAGTTGAAAAAAGTAAATTATCATATTTACTATCTTCCCCTTTAACTAAACCAACAAAATCTTTTCCTGTATATTATCAGAGAGCAACGGATATTATTGT